CATAGAGCTTTAGATCGCCCCGATCGTTAAATTCTAATCCCTCTTCTCTTCGCGCTATTTCAGATTTCACAGCCTCCGCCAGCACCACGTCACCGGATGCCAACGATAGCGCGCCGAGGCCGTGAGCAGACGCATAGTCGCGCCAGTCGCGATTAATGTCCTCGATCGGAATCCCGCAATGCATAACGGTGAGGGCTTTCAGGTAGCCGGCGCGATAGGCCCGTTCAACATTCACGTCGGTCATGATTTATCTCCAAGGGCGGCGACAAGGGCGTCGATCTGACCTTTGGTCGAAACCATGTGGACCGCCGCATACTCATCACGATCATCATCGATTTCGCGCAGGAACGGTCGCGCCGCGTAGCTCAGCATTCGCAGCCGGGTTTCCAGATCCTGACGCGCGACCATTTCGCCGAAGTAGATATCCTGCGCCTTGGACAGAGCCTCTTGCTCGACGTCACGCAGTTTCATGTTTTCGCGTTCTAGCCGCTCCACCTCATCAAGCAGGGCGGGGAGCCAATCGTGTATGATGTCCGTTAGCTCTTCGTGAGCGTCATATGCGGCTTGGGCTAATTCCGCGTCCTCACCGGCTCGCACGGTAGCGACCTTCAGAAGCTCGCGCAGCTTGGCAATATCCACGTCAGTCATAACCTTGCATCTCCAACACCGGCATATAGGGTAAAAGCCATTGGGGCGGCATATAAAAAGGAACTCCGTCCACCATCCGCTCGACAGGATTGTACGTCAAGATTCCTACTTGAGTGTGAATCCAAAAGCGTCTCGTTTCGAGATTTTGAATTAGTCTCCCGGATCGAGTATTCTGCAAATATCGATTTATTTCAGGGGTCTCAGGTTTGACATGCTCGATACACAGAGTGGACGGCCCGCAAAGACAGTTATGATCGACTTGTAAATTGTCGATATCAAATCCGTGAATATGCTTTGCCGACCATCTATGCGCTAACCATCGTGCACCTTCGAACCAAAAAGAGCCATAGGGTTCATGATGTCCATGTCCTTGCGTTTGTCCACCGATCCACATAACGCAGCCTGTAATAGGGTCGAAAGCGCATTTCTGCGCGAAACGATCGAGCGCTGTTCTACCTTTTGGCCGAGGTATCGAATTGAAATTCATTTTCGATAACGCATCATTTTTTCTACTTCGGCTTTCACTCGAAATCTGCGCTCGATCGCCCACGGTGAAATATCCTCCATAATCTGCTTGATCGCCGGAACAAGATCGTCGCGATCGATTTCCTCGAAAACCAATTCGTCATGTACTTTGAATATGGTGAAATATCCGGCTTCCTCCGCGCGTGACATGGCTTCCGTCATAAGATCGCGAGCGCTTCCTTGGATACAATCTGCAGTCACCATACCATGCCATGCGAGATGTCGGCGAAACCGCTTACCCTGATAGCTCATGAAGCTCCACGAAGGGTATTCCTGCCCATTCGAAGGATTAAGGCTCGTTGTTTTATACGGGCGATGATACCAAATCTTGCGACCACTCCACAGGCGCATTGTAAGAAAGTCGCCTTCTCTCCGAAATTCGATACCTTCATAAGAATATGTTTTCGCGTGACTGCACCATACAGCGTCAACGCTGGCTTTAAAGAGTCCGTACCAAAATACAGGTACTTTGGGTGCAACCTCTTGCCGGTAGGTATTAATTGCAATCTGGGCAAATTCAATTGAATCTTTTGGCGCAAAGCGTGCACGGAAACCTACAGGTCCGAGGCCGTAGCCCGATCCTAAAAACACGTTTTTGCCGGTTTGACCTTCTTTTTTATCACTCGGGAGTTTTCGATTGATCGGCCGTCGATAGATCAAGGAAGCGGTTTCGGAATATACATCTTGTCCGCTGTGCATCTGATCAACCCGATCATGCTGTCCAGCGGCTGACAGTAAATTGCGTGCTTCTACTGCAGCAAAATCGCCCGAAGCAAGAATCTTACCTTTCTCGGGAATGATCGCAGACCGAAGGGAAGATATGATAGCTGAGAAAATATCCTCGCCCCAAAGCTCTCTAATCGTCGGCAAATCCCGAGTCATAATGGCTTCGGCGAGAATATCAGCAGTCAAGCCTTCTCGATCACCTATTTCCCCGCGTGGATAATTCTGGACTTGCACGAGCCTGCCGGCGTCTCTGCCTGTGCGGGCGCCGTGGTACTGCGTGGCGTACCTTACGCGCCCGTCGAGGTTAGAAGCGCACATGAGCATTCGTTGCAGCTTCGATACACTGGACGATGCCAGGGAACGGCGTAGCATGACGGCTTCGTGTACATGATAAGGCAATGGCTCTGTGAATATGTGATCGTCACCGACCTCAAATTCATCCCCGGGATCTAGCAATGTATTAAGTGTTTCTTTTTTTATATCCCCAAGAGGCACGCCTTGATCATTTACCCAATTCAGCACTTTTTCGCGTTGAGTAGGATTTAGACCTGTCAATTCTCGAAACCGCTCCGTCATCGGAATGCGCACTTGATCAAGCACGTCGATACAGGCGTCTACAAATTGAGTGTCGATCTTAAATCCACGCTGTTGGACATTTTGATCGAGTATCCAATTATGCCGCTCGCTTGTACCGAGCCCGCGTGTCGCATGATATACGCCAGCTTGTGCCTCGACGTCAGCATTACAATAGCGATAGAGCTTTTCGAGATTTTCGGGTGTGTGATGATCCCAACTATCATTGCGGTCGGGTTTGCACATTTTAAGCATGTGCGCATGACCTACCATATCTTTCTTGATAGGAAGGTCTAAGGCGGATACGAGCGCATCTAAGCCTAGAGGTAGAGCTTTCATGGCAGCAACAGCCATGGTGTCGTGCTGTCTTTCTGGGGGTAGCGGAGGGTACCCCATCGGCTCCATGTGAAAATGCCACATGGCACTTTCGAAAGAATTATTATGTGCAATCCAAATTACATTGGGATCATTCGCTAATCGCATAATCCTATCATCGAGCTTATGCAGATCCCGCTCGGACAGACAAAAAGTTTTTGTGGGTTTTTCGTCAATAAAAACTTTGATCGAGAGGCATAAAGGAAAAGTACTGGCATCTGCCGCGTATTTCCAAGCTCCAACCTTTACCAGATCCGCGCGACTTGCCGATTCAAAATCGTAAATCGCATAGATCACCGATCATATTCCTTAGAGCGCTCTATACCGGATAGATACGATTCAAGCACGACTTCGACCATTTTGGTTAAATTAAAATGGCCGTCCAGTACAGTTTCGCTACCGGTAGTGATACCTATAAAGGTTGACGGGTTGGAAACGGAGATAAGGTAATCTAGTAATGCGCTGTATGCTATTTTTATTTCAGATAGAGTAGGTTTGCTTATGGTTTTCCCCGTCTCTATCCAGGCTGCACTATTGCCCTGGATTTTGCAGTAAACACATTCCCCAGACTCGATTGCAGCGGTAATGGTTTTAAAATGCCCACATCCAGGGCAAATAGACCAATCTGTCATAAGTCATACTCCTGCGAATCCACGACGGTCATTATATATGCCGCAATACGTCGGATTGCTCGAATTTACCGAACCGAATGCGGACATTCATGTGGATCAAAGCGCCGTTGACCGGCATGGCGCGCGACGTATTCTTGATAAGCCCGAGCCATGCCGGGTGAAAAACCATTTCGGGTTTCGGCAGTCCGTATTTCGTAGCGAACGTCGAAACCTCATATATCATGTAGAACCAATCAGATGCGAAACGCTCACTGTGTTGCGCTGGATTGTCAAAGCCATGCGAGTGCGGAAATAGATCATCCCCGCGTGGAGGCTTGGATTGCGGCATTCTCGCGGCAGTAAAACCTGCCATGAAAGTTTCACGTAGGATACGATCGCATCCGGCAGCGTTGAATCCTACGAGCGTCGGAAAATTCGGGGCTTTATATGCTGTCCAAGCCGCCGTCATTTCATCTGTTGTATTGATCATAAATCATACTCCACAGGCTTAAATGCTGGGATAGGGCCGACCCATCCGTGAATTGGCGAAACCATCTCGATCTCGGAACGAAAGTGATGGAACCATTTTCCATCCCGCCAAATACACACGCTTGGAGCATTCATTTCGGGTTTGTAGTGATATTTTACATATACTACGTAATCACCTTCAACGAGCGGCTGGCCTTGCTGGATATTCACAGGTCATACTCGATCGGGGCAATGATATCACCGTCAACGGCATCGGAGAGCTTTTGCGCGCTCGCGGCGTATTTCGATAAATCATCCTTAAATGCTTCGGGAAACATTTTCGAGAGCCGACCGATCGGGAGCGGGCCAATCCAGCCATAAATCGGCCATTTGTGAGGCTTTTCGCTTGTTGGAAGAAGCCATTGGCCGCGCCAAGTTAAGATCACAGGCAAAGCCCACGACGGTTGTAGGTCATTCTCGACAATGCACAGATACCGTCCGTCTGATTGAGGCGTACCTGAATTGAAATCCATGTTAAAGATCCCGAGATGGTGGCAGGTTCGGTTCAAAAACTAGGACGACCGTTAAGCCGCCCTATAGTTCTCAAAAAGCCGGCTCTTCTTCCGCGCTAGGAGCAAGCGCAGTCGGGTCTTGGCTGGAATATCCGGCATAGCCCCCGAACACGTCGTTATTTGACGGGCCGCCCATTCCTGCAATCTTTTCACCCTTGCGGATGAAGAGGCAGTTTTGCAGATACGCCGTACAGCCGTCCTTGGCATCCAAGGTTTTACGCCGGAAAGCCTTGAAAGCTATTGACGGTACGACGACTGCGCCGCTGTAGAATAGATCTTTGCCGGCTTGAGCCCGAGCATGAGGCTCTTCGCCAATATCGACGATCTTGCCGCCATCGAGTTTCGCCAGCTCAATATCGAACTGTGAGGATGCTACGAGGATGCCAGCGTAGGGCTTGTATAGTTCGGCGCGCTTCTCGGCCTTCTCGCGGATCTTGAAGGCTTCGTCCGAAGGCTTGCCCTGTGCGTCCAGTTCCGCTTTTGCAATTGCGCGCTTGCCCGAGGTTGCGCCGCTCATACATGCAAGGAAATAGTCGGCAGGAGACGTAAAGCCGCCAGTCTCTGCTTTGATAGCATTGACCATAATTTCGACCATCGCCTTGAAGTCTTCCTCTTCAACGCCGAATGTGCCAGAGAATTTGGGAATGGCGTTTTGAACGCCTCGGGGCGCTGACTTTTCGGTGATGCTCGAATAGAGCAAACGTGACGGCTTTGTCAGCACATAGCGGTGAGTTTCGGCCATTTCTATTTCCTTTGCTACTCAATGGTTCTCAAAATGCCTGGCTATTGTATTTCCCCGCTTACCTTTTGGCGCTAGGAGGCTTGTCACACGGCCGGGCGCGTCGCCTTTGAATTTGATACGTCTAGAATTCGGCCGGATCAACAGGTTTTCGAGCATATGCTGAAAATACTTGTGCATTAGTGGGACGGCGACGATATTGATAGGGAGCATAATCCGCATCATCCCCTTCGTATTCGTCATCGGGCCACCAGTAATTGCCGTTAAGTGCTTGATCCGCAGCATCATCGGCAAATTCACCCATCTTAGAAACCTTCCGTGTCAACCGCTTTTTCTTCTGGGATATGTCTCGCAAAGACACTCGCATTCGTGCGCGGTTTTGCAGCCGGTCGAGGGTCGGACAGAGGCGCTACAGATAGTCCAGTGGATGCCGGCTTGTACCCGAACTCTTTCGCCAACTCTTTACCTTGTGTGGACATTTTCTCAATTGCAGCCGGGCTCTTAATTTCTTTTGGAGCATATGCCGCAGGCCCAAAAGCCTTTTCAAGTGCAGCTTGTGCACCGGGAGCCCAAACGCGTGCTACCTTTTTCTCAACGAGCTTTGCACTTTCGAAATCGCCGCCGCTCACAAGTCTGTGTTGCACGGTTGTTTCCAGCACTTTCATGAAACGCCGGGCATTCTCACGACCGGCATAATATCCGTCCAATTCGGCGTTGCTCAACATGATAACCTCATATTCTTCGGGAGCGTCCGCATACAGTGTATAAGCCTCTTGCATTTTCGGACAGGACAGCAAGACGGGGCAGAATTGGCACCAGTTGCCCGCCGTGGCCTCGGGACGGGCTTCTAGCGGCGCGGACATTAAAGCGTTCATCGCAGGGAGTAGAATTGTCTGTCCCCACTCGATGACATCGCCGATTGTTGTTATCCAAGTTTCTGGACCTTCGAACAGGCCATAGAAATTCGGTTGAATGATTGTCAGCTCTGCAGGTAGATCCCATTGCGCGGGATCACGAAGCCATGCGTCCGACATAATGAGCAGAAAAGCATAATATAGAAGTTGCTCATTGTTGGGTGCTGGAACTCCGATGCCTTCACCGTTTTTGTAATCGACAAGGTGAACGCCGCGAGCTGTTGCCATGCCGAAATCAACGGTGCCTTTGAGCAGCGGATGGATATGTGGTAGTGTGATCGTATTTTCGATCATCACGTCGGATTCAGGATTTGCAGCCATGAGTGCCCGGCAGTGATTGACGTAAATCGATACCGCATCCAGTGCGATGCCATCGGGCCAGCCTACCAGGAATCCGTTAAATTCTTCGCCAATATGCTCGTAAGGCTCTGTGCATTCTTGCAGGCACATAGCTCCAAGCTCATGAGCGCCCGTGCCTCGATCGGCATACTCGGACGTGATATTTTCGAAATCCTTGGCCGCGAGTTGTCGGCGATGCTCAAGGAATGAAAAGCCGCAATTTATGAAGCGGTGTGCGGCGCTTCCGCCTAATGGCGAATGTTCTAGCTCGATCATAACGCACCTCAAAGTTTCTCAAAGTTGCCGCCAGATTACGCACTGGCGGCCCTGCGTTTGGGAGTGTCTCTCTTGCCACGTTTCGGAGCAAGCGAGAATTTTTCGGTGATACCACTCACCGTCCCAAAACCTTACGCGGCGTATTCGATGCCGGCCTTTTTCTCCAAGGCCACTGCGAACGCTTCCCGCTCACTCGCTGGGATATTGCGCGAATGCACAGGCTCGCCGGCAGGAACGAACTGCGTCACGAGTTCACGTACAGGCACGGGGTCGCCGAGCTTCGTCGCGGCTTGATTGGCGAGTTTCGATAAATCGGCATCGCTCCACGAACGCGTCGAGACCTTTGCAGCAGCGGCTTCGTCAACAGCGTCTGCGCCTTTGGCGGCCGCCATAAAGGCCGCAAATTCGTCGTCTTCCTCAATCGCCGGGGTAACAGTCTGTTCGGCAACAGCTTCTGTGGCTTTCGATGCCGTTCCACTCTCCGACGTGCCAGTGCCATTTACCTTGGGAAAACCCGGCAAAGGGGCGGGACGGCTTGCACCAGGCTTCATACGCCATAGGCCGGCACCCGTCTTGGCCTTGGTCGATGCATGGAGTGACGCGGACCACGGATGGCCGTCGGCGTCGATTTCGCCGCTTGGAGCCTCCTCGACTACCTGCGTCTCAGGCTCGTCAACCCTTTCAGGTTCCACGGCTGCGGGCGGCGTTGTAGAGCGCTTCGCTTCGACTACGGTTGCAGCCGCGATAGCAGTCCCACCTAGTAGCGCGTAAACGCTCGTAAGCTGCGAAGGCTTCAACGTGAGCGAGATTGTGATATACTCTTCAATCATGGTGCTTTTCCTTTTTGTCTAAAACGCGATAAATTGTATTCATTTTTTCCAAGGCCCGTACGAGAATTTTCTCGGCAATCGAGCCTGGAGCTGTGAAAACATCTGCGTTGACTAAATACTCTTGCCCTATTCTGTCTAGCCTAGCAACCGCTTGTTCGTTCCGGCTCGGTACCCAATCAGGTTCGCCCAGGCCGCATCTCGAACTCACTGTCTGTAAGCCGTCTACACCTTCTCCACCCGACTGCATATTTGCGATAAATACGCGGACTTTGGGATTGCTGATAAATTCGTCGATTGCGGCTTGACGCGCAAGCGGAGATTTTCCGCCATGGACGACAACTGTACCAAAATGCTTCAACCCCTCCTCGTATAATTTTAAGACGTTGAGATGCCACCCGAACAGAACATATTTTTCGGAACTACCTTCCAGAAAATCTGAAACATATTCGATAATTTGAGGTGCCATGGCTTCGCCCATCAAACGTCGGGCTTCGGCTATATGCCCCAAAATTTCAAAATCTTTTGTCGTTTGGATTGTCTCAATATCCAAGCCGAGCATACCCTCGACGGCTAACGCGCTTTTGACGGCGCCATTTTCTTCCACGCTCACGAGGGAATAACGTGGAGGCTTCATAGCATCGAGCACATCTTTTTTCTCGTGCCGCGCCATGACATTGGCACGCAGGCGATTTTGGAGTTCCAGTTCCAAACTCGTGCTTTCCAACTTGAATCGTTTGCCGTCGAGCGTTTTAAGATCCGCTTGCCGGTTGTACCGTTCCTTGAACCGAGCTTCATTTACAAAATCGATAGACTCATGATCGAAATACCTGAAAAGATTATAGGCCTCTGACGGACGGTTCAAAAGAGGAGTACCTGTCAAAGCCAATGCCCGATCGCAATAGGTGCCGATAGCTGGCATTTTGATGTCGCCATGTTGATATTCACCGCGAGAATTTCCGAGGATAGCGCGCGTCGTCAAAGCCTCTTGGTTTTTCATCTTATGGGCTTCGTCGCAAACCAAGACATCCCAGCGCCCTCGTGCAATCGCTCGCATGATTGCCGGATTTCGAGCGGCTTCATAACTAATGACTTGATAATTGGCAGTCGGATGTATTCCATCTTTGACATTAAGCATGACGGATACAGATACTTTCGCAATTGTGCTCCATTCTTTGATACGTACACCCCATTGAATACGTACAGATGCTGGAACAATTACGAGAGTTCGGGTTGCTTCTACTTCGTTGCAAAAGACAATAGCAACGATTGTCTTACCTAACCCGGGTTCATCTGCGTCGATCCCACCATTTCGAGCAAGCAAATAATCCAGCGTCGCCCCTTGATAGTTCCAGATTTCTTTTCCAGGCGGCGTCTTATAATTACCTTTGCCAGATAATGCGCGGCTGGCATCGATAGCGCGCCTATATCCCCCAATGTGAGGATCATCAGGCGCTATCAGGTCCGCGATCGAGTAGGGATTGTCGGAAAACAGCACGGCCTTTTCAGGCGAGCTGGCGGATGTCGAGAATGTCAATCCTCGATACGCCATGAGTAATTTGATTTCGGTTTTTTGAGCTTTTGGAACCTCTAGAATATAATGTGTACCTTCTGGCGTCGGATTAACCCACGCTTTCATAGGTCATACTCTGCGGTCTCAGCAGGCGCAGGGGGTATGAGGTTGGACGCTAGTCGAGCAGCCGCTTTCACTTGATCTTCGAGCCGAGAAAGCAATGCCTCGAAAACTTCGCGGTCGTATTTGTCTACCATCGTTTTTATGTCCGCGATGGACCATCCGCCAAATTGCGCGGCGGCAATGATGGAAGCTCGGTGGAGTTGATCATCGGTAAATCGACGAACGCCGCCTGGTGAACGCTCTACTTCGCCAAGCAATCCCTCGCTTTCCCAGAACCGCACACCGCGCCGACTTGTGCAGCCTGCCTGACACATGGCGTCCATTGAATGAGGTGTTAAAGGCTTCGTAACCATCACGGAAATTCCTTCTCAAATTCCGCCTGCGTCCATCCGCGATAACGCCAGTGATGCAGCCGCTCGACAATCCAATAATGGTCGAGTTGACCGGTCTTAGGATTGCGGAAATTCAAATCTTCGGAATCGCGATTATGCAACATAGGTAAACCCCCCATGTGCAATTCATTCTCTAAGCGTGACGGCGATCGTTGCGGCGTTGGGCGTTTTGCGATGCCGAATGTCACGGCTAGGGCAGGAAAGATGGGCGCCAGCTCCGCAGCCGTATAGAAAGGTCGCACTTGCCAATAGGGAAGCCATGCATTGATAGCCTTGGCCTCGGCCGTACCCGCATTATCCAACGCCCATGTCTGCACAAGAGCTTTCCATCGCAGGATGATCCCGGGTCGATTGCCTGTAGCTTTCATGAGCTTGATCACTTGGAAAGTGTCGCTTAGCCAAAAATCAGCGGTCATGAAGGTGTCCCGAATGTGTTAAAGGTATCTCTTCGGCAATACGTTGTGCGCGTAGCTTTTGTATCCGCTCATTTTCCATCTGCGAACGGATATACCGCTCTAGCTTGACGGATTCGGCATCGGTCAACGCCCTTGTACGGGATAACGCATCAAGATATTTAACGCGTTTATCAAGAGATTCAGGTGTCAGCCACGTACTCACAAGTCATACTCCGATTTAGTAGGGATTTTCCACAAATTTTTGTTTGGCTTGAGCCAGATTAAATCCTCTTTTTTTGATAGGACGCGAGTAACTAGGCTGCGATCAATCGCGTGTTTGCCGGCAATCTCAGCGTATAATATCCCCGGTTGCGCTTCGCCTCCCAAGCTGGATAGCATTTCGACAACCTCTTTCGCCTCTGCCCAGCTATATTTTGATCTCATTGATTTTGCATCCTCACACGGTCCCTCTGCATCTTTCAGCAGCACAATCGAATTACCGATAGGCGTCACTTTAAGATATTGAATGTCGTCGGGCACGTCAGCATCTTTTTGCTTCTTGACGCGCAATTCTGTCCCATCCCGAACCTTTTTCGTATTAAGGGCTGTATCGACGTTTGCAATCCATGCAGACGAACCTCGGGCGCCGCGATTAGCATCCTTGCCCTCATGATGGACGAGCAGCACAAAGCACTCATAGTAACGAGCAAGTTGCTCTGCGAAATTTGTTACCTTCGTTGCATCTGTCGCACTATTCTCATCTAGGCCAGTTGCAAGCCGCGCGGTCGTGTCGATCACAATCAACGCCGGCTTGGCTTTCATGTCGCCTAAATCCTGTTTGATTTGCTCCCATTCCGCCGTGTCGGTAAAGAAAGGAACCCGATCAAATATGATAAACCTATGATCGCTGCGAAATTCTATGTCATGTTGATCCATCCATGCCGGCCAGCGTTTCTTAGCTGTCGCAATTGATCCTTCGCCTGCAAAATATAGGACATCATTTTTTACAGGCGGCGCACCCCATTGTCCTGCAATCCCGAAGCCAAGGCATAATGCCCAATCGAGTGCTAGAAAACTTTTGTAGCTCCCTGATTGTCCGTAGAGCATCCCCGTTCCACTAGCGGGGAGCAAGCCGGGGATAAGCCATTCCGGATCATTGACACCATCGGCATATTCATGGATCCACATAAGCCGATTGCGTGCTGATCGCTCGGCTTTAGGTGCGGTTAGCTCGGGCGTTTCCATGCCAATGAAATTAGCAAACGCATCTTCATTGGACTGATGACCTTTTGCGCCGCTTTCCGCGTCTTCACCGTAGGACGCTGCATTGCGGACAAGGATTTCCAGATCCCATTCATCCCAAGCCGGTTGGCAGTGTGGGTTCCATTTCTCCCAAAGCAAATCAAAACACAGCCCCGGCGATATTCCTTTGTCCAATATGGATGTCGCTACTTGGAATGCGAGATTGTTCCCACCCTTGCCTTCAACTGAAACGCGACCGGATTTAACATAATTTTCTATCAGGTCATTCGCTGTTCGGATATTGCGAGGTAAATCTTTATCGGGATTTTTGGTAAGCCCAAAGGTGTCGGTTTTCTGTCTTTCAGGGATGATAGACCGAATGGCTTGGGGTAAGGGGTTGAGGTTTCCGCCCGGCAGTTCGCTATAGGCGCCAGCTTTTGTCTTGGAGCCGGGGAGCAAGACATAGCCGCCTGATTGGATCGATCCGTCAACGCGCTTGATACCTCCGCGCGTGTCAATACCTTCTGCGATGCGGGATGCAGTTGAAGGCCCTTCGCCTTTGAAATAGACGTGAAGGCCGCCACGCGGTGTCCGCACTTGATAAGCTTGATCGACGGCGGCTTTGACATCTGCATCACGTTCTAGCAGTGTCGTCCACCAGTCTAGGCCATTGGGGTCGACATCGATAACGAACAGGCCCGATGGACCTGTCGCGACAGCCCAATTGAAATCTGGGTTGATTTTAAGCCATGCTGCAATCTGTGCCGGGTCATTGCTGGCTTCATGCCACCCGCCTTTTGTGGCCGGCAGCTTATCCCCTGGAATGCACGGAAAGATATTGCAGCCGTCTAGAAAAGCTGGTAATGATTGCATCGCCGACCACGCTCCATGAACCCTCACTAGGCAGCCACCTAGTGAGGGTTTTGCTTATTTCGTTGCAGGAGGTTCAAGCGCCTCGCCCCGTTGTGCCAACATTAGGCCGGCATCGAGCGCCATAGCAAGGGAAAACCAGTCTTGAGGGATTGAGGTAGCTTTATGGAAAACATGCATTCTTGAAACGGCTAATACACCGCGCTCAAACTGCCAAGTAAAGTTCCGAGCGGGAAAATTGCTGTTGAACCAATGAATGCAGACATATTTTCCACCGTGTAAATCATCTACGTCTATCATAGCCCCCACGCCATTGTTGCGGAATTCTAAATGAATACCCGCACCGTGATATCCTATATTTCTAGGTTCTTCCCGACGTTCTGCAGTTGCACCTCTATTACTGGCAATTTTCAAAAGCTCCGCAGTAATATATTCCCGATCGGCTTTCCGGCCTACGGTCATGCTGTTGAGCTTGTCTCTGTTTAGATCAATCATCGCAATTCCCCACGCATGGCAAGGATCTCACGCTCGGCCATCAAGGCGGACTGGATAGCCGTAAAGGCGCTGGACGCCATTGTAGCGGCGACTGTGTAGCGATTGGCTAGTTCAAGATTGCTATGTCGGTAGAACCGTGCCTTGGCTTTGCAGCGTTCGGCGAAATCCCGCGTTTCGTTCAAGCGATCAAATTCCGCTGCGAAAGCGTCGGATTCCTGTAATTTATCATGTGCCATTTTGTTCGCTCCATTAGCTAATTCCCATCCTTTGACCCAATTTCGTGCGCTAGACGTCCCATGTTTATATGGGTTTTTATCCCGGCTTTGTCCTATGTGCCATGCTTGCGAACCGAGCTGGAATGCAAATGTCTGAAAATCCATCATTTTTCGCTCCATCAAAAGCGTTGAAATCAGTCTAGGGAAATATAATAGCGCCATGCGCCGCCTCGGGACTGTAGCCGGAAGAGCTTTGAATTTTCAAATCCTCCCCGATCATACCATTCCGATTTAGTAATCCGCTCTTTACGTTCGCGTTGCGCCATTCACTTGTCCTCTTTCCCATCCCAATATCCGGCGCAATATGCGCTCGGATAATAATTTCGATCGCTACTCGTCCATTGCATGTATCCGTGGAACCCATCGGAGTATCCGGCCGAATAGTTTTTTTGTTCATTTTCGTTTCTATATCGTTGTCTAGCCCGTCGCGCGTCATGTTGCCAGTTCATTTCACATCTGCCGCGAGTTTGGCATAAACATCGCTGGCGCGCATTGCGATGCGGCCGGCCGCTATACGACGACGCGCTTCAAAAGAGCTAGGCGCTTCGACCGAGCCCAGCAGTTCATCCGGTCCTTCAAGTGCTGGGAGATATACTTTGTATCGTGCCATGATATTTTGCTCCATCCAAAGCGTTCCAGACTTATGTTACCTAACGTAACATACCCTATAAATCAAGCTCTATTTTGCGAAAATATCGCGACGCTCCATTTTTATCTAGCCGGGAGTATCCTGCTAGGATTTCCGAAGCGCGTACATTCCACATGCAAGGTCGCAGTTTTTTCAACGTGTCGCTGATATGCTCTTCTGGCACATTCGCGAGCAAGCGGACGCCAATGTAAGCATGATCGACCTCTTGGCCGGCAGGAAGTCTATTGAGCATGTCGCGGATGAACTCTGCGATTGTCACAATAGCGTCGGCGCTGCGTCCTGCAGCGGATTGGATACGAACGCCTACAGGGATCCAAGGCGCTGCATCTCGGTTGACGTCGCCCAGCTCGCGTACTTCACTTTCCAGATCGAGCTTGTCGGCCAGCTTTGGCGTTTGATATAAATGCAAGAGCTGTAGCGTGTTTAGTCGCGAATGTTTCTTGATTGTGAGTTTGATACTGTCGCCGATTTTATCCTTGGTTTTATCGACGTGGAGAAACCCTAAGCGATCGAGCTTTCGCAATGATCGCAGAGCTACGCCGGATTTTTCATGAATTGCAAGAATGTCCGCCATACTATTGGCTTTCTTTCACATAACATTTCGTGGCATTTGTCGGGATGTAAATCGACCCTGTATATGTACCGACAAAAGCGGGAAAGTAGAAGTTGGAATGGTGAACTAAGCCGTCGAAGCCAATGCAATGGATTTCGCCAGCATTTGCCCAACCCTTGCGGGGTGAAATGCTAAAGGGCGTGAAACTATTCGAGCGTTCGCCGAAGGTTAGATTATAACCTCTCGGCTCTTTGACATGTATCTCTGCCCATAAAGGTGACAGAGACAAAGCCATGAACGCGAGAAACACTAGGATTGCTCCAATGATGCGCATATCAAATATCCTTCTTTATTTCATGGAATTGAGCAAGAGTCATGATGGTCGCTTTATGCTGCGTCCAGAATTCTAATGCCTTTGGATCCATAGCCGAAATAGTGCGATCAGAAAATTTGCCCCATTCCGTGATCTTGTGCCCTTGGCATCCGATTTGAATATAAGAATCTGAGATAGTTATAGGCCAACGGAGCCCGGAAAGACAAATCGGAGTCTTTGAGCATTCAAATAGTACTAACGCATTGCCGGAAACCCGCGCATTGCCGGAAACCCGCGCATTGCCGGAAACCCGCGCAGTGTCGTAAACCTGCGCAGTGTCGTAAACCTGCGCATTGCCGGAAACCCGCGCAGTGTCGTAAACCTGCGCATTGCCGGAAACCCACGCAGTGTCGTAAACCTGCGCATTGCTGTAAACCTGCGCATCGCTGTAAACCTGTGCATCGCCGAAAACCCACGCATTGTCGGATTGAGAAAGATTATTCTCGCCTTCAATCCAGCCGCCGAGCTGGCCTATTGCGACGCCAATCGACGCGATTTCGGCGACTGCGCGAATCCTATGCAATGTGCGACCCAAGAAAACTTTGGTTTCGTCTGTGAGTTCATATTTCATGTTAATTATCCCGTGTTAATTTCACATATTATATCAGGCTTCCCGCACATAAAAGTGAGCGCGCGGCGCGCGCCAGATAACTCTTTCTCGGGCTGTGTTCGGTGCTCTGATATCACGGCACTTTCCGGCGCATGAATGCGCCCAAACGGTGCCGGTGTGGTTAGTAGTAAAAGAATCCTCAGTGCCACACACGCTGCACGCATAGACGCGGTTAGCCACAAGCGGCGTCCATTCCGCGTTGATATCTGGGTTATGAGCGTCGCGATCCATCTCAGAAGTCCTCCGCTTCATTCGCCGGAAAGGCGATGCACATGAACAATACGGCGAACTTGATGGTGCGCGCCCGCCGGCGCGTCATGGTGCGCGTCCTGCTGGCGTAGGTGCGGCTATAGTCGATGCGCTTCATAGCTTCGTCCCTTTCCGATCGATGCACTAGCTTAATCTCTAAAACTAATGAACATTATGGTGTTTGACTTATAGGGCCGAAATTCGATCATATCTCCATAATTAGAAGTAACGCCTCGCACATTTGTCAACCCCATTACGGCTTTTGCACGTTTCATGAGTTCTCTATTTGCGATACGATTGGCTTTTACATAATTTGTTGAACCATCGTACCCGTAATGAGTTAGCTTTGGCACTGCTATAATTTCCCGACGCACCCACGAATAATTAGCTGCACCTCCGAATGTATCAGTATATTCTACGTCATATATGTTTGACATATCAATTATCCCCAATCTTATTCGTGGCATTTTCAACGCCACGGGCACGAATGATGACGCGGCGGAAATTACGTTGACGCATCGGAACAGGTTTGGACGGCATGAAAGCCAATCCTGCCAGCATGATGGATGCAAAAGTCCCTGCGAAAATTAGAGCGGTCATCTCGTAATCTCCTTGCTAAATTTATCAGTGAGCCGGTTTCGCACTAACCGACGCACGGGAAACTTAGTTTTCGTAAGAATTGAATTCTCGCCGGCTTCCTACCGTGGATTCATATTCATCGGCAGCGTGCCAGCCTTTTGCCCATTCGACGTTTGATGGGCTGCCGACAGCATAAGGATTACGTGCACCTGTGCGATATCCCTCACGACCTTGAGCACGTACATTATAGGTCCAATGTGCATACACCATCTCGTAATCTCCCTATATCTCTTAATTGGTATGCGAGTAACCTAATAACCTTTTTAGTCCTATGCAAGCAAAATCGACATTAGCTCAAATTTTGATGATTAACACCGTGTTTTCTATAAAAAGGCTATTAGGCGCCAATAACGAACGTGCGCGAGCGCGATAGAGGACATGCCTCGCAAGTGCCATCGTCATTCGCTGCGCCTTACGGCGCGGACGCTCATTCCTCAGGCGCGCTCGGCCAACATCTCCCCCGATTTCTTCTCATCATAATCCTTAAAAAATAATCCCGACCATCAAAAAATCAAAAGATAAGATTTCCCTCAAAGGCTTTTTCTCAATTGCGTTGGCTTCAAGAGTTCCACCCGCGTCCGGATATCCAAAACCTTCCGGATTTCTCCTAATCTCCCGCACCTTCGCCAGTTCTACTTTCGCCTGGGCACTCCCACACAACCCTCGCGCCCCGTACGCAACCCTTAGAGCCTGTTCAGCCCTATCGAGCACATCGAGTGCCCCACTACCCCACGCAAAGCCTCTCATGCCACTGCAACCGCGATCACGCACCCGACAAACAACACAGCGCCGACCAACGGCCCGGCAAACACAGTTCCGATCCCAGCGATCGTCAGAGTGATCAATAACGGCATGGCAGTATCTCCTCACGTTTCGTCACCTTCTGAATATCCCAGATAGTTTAATAAATCGTGAAGAATAAAAAAGATGACGATGTGTGAGAAAGAGCTTGACATGCATTACGGTACGTCACATACTGAGGGCTGAGAGAATTGAAAAGATGGTGATACGTAAGAAAGAGCTTGACATACATTACGATGCGTCACATACTGAGGGCTGAGAGAATTGGAGACAGTCGGGAAAATAAAAAAGATTTCGGTCCGGTACCTTTTAGGATCTCCAGAGTTGGGACCGGGGGTGCCTGGATTTCAAGACGGGGCAGCCCGGCCGGGCGATGACGCGAAAAATATTTTCAGAAAAATTTCACGAACCGGATTAAACTCACCCTCTAATTATCCCAACCCCGGATATTCAACCCCACCTTCTAATTATCCCAACTCATAAAAACATTTCTAAATTTTCCCAATGAACCTCCCCTATCGTAACCTTTGCAAATATCCTCACCTCTATGCTATCCCCTCCCGGATGCTCAATTCAGGAGACCCTTCAATGCTACCAAAATTCCCCAAACCAAAAGCCGGGTCAAACCGCAAAGCCGGGTCATCCGTGACAGCACACACCTATGATCCCGAAACCGGGAACCTCGACGTCACATTTCACGGCAACCGAACCTATCGTTACGCTGGCGTCCCAAAGGACAAAGCTGCCTCATTTAGAGACAGCACGTCACAAGGATCATTTGTGCATAATCATCTGATCGGCCATCACGACGTGACAGAGATGAAGCCCAAACGATAAGGCTTGAAAGACATGGATATCAAAAGTCTGGCGGAGCACCCCGTCATCTATATCATGATGCAAGCAGATAGGAGCTATGCGGGGATGTGTAGGTGTGGAGACATCTTTAAAGGCAAAGACTATGACGATGTATGTTTTGCTTGGGCGGCACATACTATTTTGAAAACGGAGAAATCAAAAAACCCTGTCATGCGAGAACTGCGGGAATTGGGAGACGCCTATATGACAGGCCCAACAGATGATGAACCAATAGCCTTTAGAGGGGAAGATCATGGACAAACTTGAATTAAGCGGCATGGAATATGCTTCGGACACGGCACGTCTCGATGCCTTGAAGGCGAAGCTGAAAGCGCGACAAGGCAAACCAGCATTCCGGGAAAACGTCCGGTATCTCGAAACAGAGATAGCGCGGCTGGAAGGCAAGGCATGACGGAAATGGACGCTTTCACGCACGGCAGAGAATGGATGACTGGCCTCGGCCCATACTCCGATCTCGACTGCATCGAAGCGGCAGAGCGCTACGGCTACATGTTCGGTAGCATAGAATGCACGCGGTTTATCGACGGCGCCTTGAGCATCGATTTAGAGATATGAAAATGGGAATCAGGATGCTACTCTAGGCGCACGGGAGTGCTTGGAGGTGCTGACGATGAAAAACTACATGCAAGTATCAAAGCCTATGAAGCAGGGAGCGCCAGAGAGCGCGCGGACACGATTGATCACCGGCCAGGGCGCCAAGGTTGTATCAGCGCCGATCGATAAAGCAGCCAAGACCGTTGACGCTGGCATCTGTATGCCTACGGATCATCCATCAGCGACGACGACGCGGACAGTGAAATCAGGCACGCAGGAGTTCATGGGATGACGAAGAAAACCGGAACCTTCGCAGGCAAGTCCAACGCTCTCGGGCATGGCGGTCGCGCTGCACAGCTCAAAGCCAAAGGCGTACCCGGCGGCGTTATCGGCGCCATCGCACGCAAGAAGGGTGCAGCGCCAGGCGGTCCCAATTATCACGGCAGTAAGAAAAAGTAATCATGAGCCAAGACTTGATTGTGCCGGACAGTCAAAAGGCTGTTTCCGCAATTAACAAGATCCCTGTTATTTCGTCAGAAGCCTATGGACATCTGGGGAAATATGCCGGCGCTATCGTCTTGTCTGTGTTCGAACAAATAGGCGGCATAGAAAGATTTGCAGCTTGGTCGGATTCCAATCCATCTGACTATTATACTAAGATATTCGGCAAAGTCGTCCAGCGTTCGACGGCAGTGGAGCATAGTGGCACACTCACGATCGACGACGCAATCACACGCCTTGAAAGCCAAGGGCAGATGTTCGATGCCGAGTTTGAGGATGTGACACCTCAATACGATCTCTAAAGCAGCGGGTGAACCATGATACCTCCAATCAGTCAATGGCGCGACATGAAGTCTGCGCCACGCAACGGTGAATGCATCCTTGTCGTGCACCGGGAATATAATCGCAAAGAGGGACGTTTGCGTATCGCGACAGCGCAATGGCTCTGCAACGAACTCGGAGAAGAGTGGGGCTGGCGCTTGCCTTTTCGGACAGGTACGACGCAATATGCAGATGGATGGCTCACCGTCGCTGAGCTCATGGCCTTCCAACAATCCGAGACACGGGCAAATGCGCCAGAGTTCGATCTTTAGATTAGGGCATGGAATGACAAATTTCTTTGTGGGCTTTTTCGTCGGTGCAGCTATCATGCTCATTATCTCACTCTTGCATCTCCTATTTTGGACAGGGGAAAATTCATGACTCATGAAGAGAAATACAATGCGGACCTCGTTATCGCGGAAGAAATGGACGCAAAAGTTATTCTCGAAACTGCATGGCGTCGTGGATGGATTATGGTCCCAGCACAGAGTATGAAAGTATTTATACAAGGCGCAGAGACAGGTAATTGGCCTGCACTATATGATGCAGATGGGAAATTTTTATGACGACGCCATCTAGAGACCGCAAGGATACCGCTGCAAAACTCGGGATCAAACTCCAAGCCGAGTATCGTGCGATGATCGATGCGACGGGCGAGAATGAAATTTCCAATGCCGCTATCCAACTCGGGATCACGTTCAATTCCAACATCGAATTTATTTGCTGGGTGCTCAAAGAGTTTGGAGGGGTTGATCAAATGCCCCTTACGCGTGCTCGAAAGGCCGAACTGCCCAAGACGCCTGCGATCTTGTTGAACTGATATGAACATCCAGCACATCGCGACAGTTGCAGGTGTTTCAGTTGACGAAGTGCGTTCGCGATGGATGACATTGCGCGTTGCGGAGTGGAAAGCAGATTTCCGCAAATTTGCCCGTGAAGCCCTCAAGATCAGATCCAAAGAAGGCGAACTAGTTCCTCTTATATTCAACGAAGCACAAGAGATTTTACTGGCGCAAGCTGAAAAACAACTGGAAACCGAACGATGGGTCCGGCTAGTTGGCCTCAAAGGACGCCGCCAGGGCTTTTCTACAATGGTAGCTGCGCGCGGATATTGGAGGGCAACTCTAAACGAACGTCAGAAAATATACATTTTAAGCCATGAAATGTCCAGCTCACAGACACTGTTCGACATGGTGGATTTGATGCAACAGAAGCATCCATTCCCTCCGCAAGTCGGTGCAGATAACGCTAAAGAACTGGATTTCCCTAAGCGCGGATCCTCCTATACGGTTGCGACAGCGGGCCAGAAAGCGGGAGGGCGCGGGGGCGGCACGAGTTTTTTTCACGGGTCGGAAGTTGCATGGTGGACAAGCGCAGACGATCATTTTTCCGCGTCTGTGCAGGCCGTGGACGAAGTGCGAGGCGTATGGGGTGAACTATGGAAGGAACCTGCTTACCCTTTACCCTTCGAGCGTGGACGAGGCACAATCATGGGATGGGTGCGACCGCCATCTGAAGTATGGCTTGAAACAACGTCAGCCGGTCCAGTAGGTGCATTTTATCGACGCTATATGGATGCCGTGAAAGGTATTGGACGTTATCGATCTGCATTCGTGCCTTGGGCTATCCAGAAAGAATATACCGAAGAGGGAGAATTTACACCTCAACTAGATGCAGAAGAGGAAGGTGAACTCTCCGAGGCTGAGTATCAGGAATTACATGGATTGAGCGACGGGCAGATGTTGTGGCGGCGCTCAAAGATCCATGAGCTCGGATCAATGGGTAAATTTCGACAAGAATTTCCTATCGATGTCACCGAAGCTTTCTCAGCAGCCGATATCGAAGATATATTCATCAAGCCGGCATTAGTACTGCGAGCGCGCAAACGCACCTTGGATGATCCCGATGCTCCCTTGATTATTGGCGTCGATCCTGCAGGCGCAGGCGGGGATCGTTTCGCAGTCGCCTATCGACGCGGGGACAAGATACTCAAAGTCGAACATCGTAACAAATTGGAGCACGATGAGGCCGTAGCATGGCTTTCCTCTATTATTGACGAACATGATCCTTCGATGATGAATATAGATCGCGGAAGCATGGGCCAGAACATCATTTCGTCTTTGCGCAATATCAAACCAAAATATCAAAGCGTCGTGCGCGGTGTCGATTTCGGCGGGAAGTCAAAATTCAAGATGGTAAATCCAACACGCGCTGGACCTTTTAACAAGCGCGCAGAGATTTATGGGAAATTTCGCGATTGGCTGACAGAAGGCGGCTGTATCCCCGACGATGATGATATCGCCAGTGACCTCGCCGGCCCTAAGACGAAATGGCGTGCGAACAATGATTGGCTGCTCACGTCCAAAACCGACATGAAGGCGGCTGGTATTAGATCGAGCGATCTCTCGGACGCGTGCGCATTGACATTTGCTTTCGACGAATGGATTTCCTCATGGTCAAAGCCCCAGCCGACGAAAGGGTTTGGCGCAGGGGCGCCAGAGATGCTAAGAGGTATCGGGTCAGGTTGGGATATCCATTCAGACTATGATGAACCATCCGGCAGCCAAAGCTGGATGTCGTGATTCAATTGCCTATGGGGGCGACTTAACATGGCCGGCCTAAGAGATTCGATTGCCGAAGAAAATAAGCCACAAAAAAAGCCTATCAAGGTTCCAAAAGGCTTCGATGATATTTCATCATTTTTGGCCGATCTTCGCCAAAAATATGAATATGGTTACGGGTTCAACGAACATAATACCATCGCGGGCAAGGATGATGCGCGTTTCCTGATCGGCAATCAATGGGATTCGACCGTTGAGCAGAAGCGCAAAGATGAGCGCAAACCTGTCCTGACATTCAATCGCCTCGTGGCTTTCCTCGCCCAGATCATCGGCGATCGTTTGATGAACGAAACGGAAATCCGCTGTCTCCCCGATAAAGGCGGTACGAAGGAAATCGCGGAAATCCGGGAAGGATTGATCCGCTCGATTTTCAAAAACTCCAATGCTGATTTTGCCCGAGACGAGGCTTTCAAATATCAGGTTATCGGAGGCCAAGGCGCCTATACGCTGACGATCGATTACACGAACGATGACGTATTCGAACAGGAAATGCGGCTAGGCGCGATCTATGATCCCTACTCCGCCGTGTTCGACCCTCTCGCTATCGATCCCTCGGCTGGCGACGGCCAGTTCGCCTTTGTCGGCGAAGATATTCCGCAACAGGAGTTCAAGTCGCGCTGGCCTTGGGCGGCAGAAACATCCTTCATGGATGACAAACTATGGAACCGCAGCGGCTTCTGGCTGACAGAGGATACTGTTCGAATAGTATCCTATTGGCGAATGGTGACAGAAGGTTACAAGACATTAGTTCTCTATAAAGACGGGACGGTCCATGATGTCACGGACAAAGAAGAATATGAATACATCCAATATGCTGAAACCTATTCGGACGGTTCTATTTACGAACGCTCTGTCCCGAAGCGTTTCGCGAGGCTCTATATTTGTTCTGGTAATGATATTCTCGAAGGCCCTTATGATTATCCTTTTAGCTCTATTCCCGTTTACAGGGTTCCCGGCTGGGAGGTTAATGACGGCGCCAAGGTCCACCGTTGGGGGCTCATACGATTCCTCAAAGATCCGCAGCGCCTCCATAACTATTGGCGCTCCACCGTCGCCGAGCAGCTTGTCGCCGCACCGCGCAATAAGTGGCTAGCGACGCCGGATGCGGTAAAAGGACACGAGCGCAAATGGCGTAATTCGCCGACGTCAAATGACCCGTTTCTCTACTATAACGACGGAGAGCAGCCGCCAACCCATATTCCGCCTCCCGGTATCGACGCCGCTCTTATCAACGAAGCTGGCGGCACGGCGCAGGATATGAAGGATATCTCCAATCTGCATGAAGCGGCTTTGGGAATGCCTTCGAATGAAGTATCGGGCGTCGCAATTCAGCAAAGGAATATGGTAGCCGACGTCGGCACTTATATTTATACCGATCGACTGCGTATTGCCGATGAACGCTGCGCCAAGAATATCAATGAAGCTATTCCGTTTTTGTACGACACACAACGTACGATTACGGTTCAAGGCTCCGATGATAAAGTCCAAGTCGCCGTTATTAATGATCCAAGCGACCCTAATTCAGACGTGACTGTCGGGAAGTACAATATCACTGTCGCGGTTGGTCCTGCGTCCATGACGAAACGGACGCTTGCAGCCGAGCAGATGATGGCCTTCGTCAACGCAGCGCCTGAGGTTGCAGGACAGGTCATGGATCTCGTGGCGGAAGCCCAAGATTGGCCGGCTGCGGATAAATTTGCTCAGCGCTTCAAGATGATGCTGCCTCCAGGCATGATCCCACCTGATGAACTAACACCGGAAATGATCCAGATGCAGCAGCAAAATCAACAGAACCAAATGCAACAGCAGCAGGCGGCACTCGCTGAGCTGCAGACGAAATTGGCGCTACAGGCGGCTAAGACGGCAGAGGCGCAATCTCGGGCTCATCTGTCCGTGGCCCAAGCGTACAAGGCCATTCTTGACGCCCATTCGCGGCAAGATGATGTGTCCAGCAAGACAGACGAGCGCGGTTTAAAAGCTGCACTCGATCTAATCGGACAACACAACGACCTAGAAGGCCAAGACCGTGACTTTGGCCTGCAGGCAATTTCAACCCTTCACGGCATGAGCGTGGCGCAACAGGGCGCGGATAATGCGGATGCGGCGGTTCAATCAGGAGCAGCCGCGCCGACAGACGACAATGGAGACAATCAATGACTATGGCGGGAAACGACGGGGAAAACGCAGATTTTGCGGAATTTGAAGCCTTGGGCGATGTCGAGGTAGGAGATAGTAATACTGCCCCTAAAGCGAAAGAAGCCCAAAAAGGCGCTGAGAAACCGGCAAAAGAAGCGCCTGAATCCAACAAGGATGGAACCGAAACCAAAGATGATGTTCGGTTTCGTCCAGCGCGCGAGGATACGGAAACCCCGGGAGAAACCGAAGAAACCGGCGAAAATGACGAGGATACGGAAACCGCGAAAAAGCGCCAGCCGCCTTCCGAACGCATCCGAGAATTAAACAAAAGACTTCGCCAGTCCGAGCGTTTGCGTGTCGCTGACGCAGAACGTTTGGACCGCCTTGAAGCCGCGTTGAAAAATAATGGTGGACAGGGAAATAATGGGAGTGGTAACACTGGCGATATAGGGGTTGCGCCGGATCCGCAGGATCAGACAAAATACCCTCTCGGGCACCTCGACGACCGTTATATCGAGGATAAGCTGGAATGGCTCGCCGAAACCAAGGCAGCCAAGAAAGCCGATGCGGTCCTGCAACGTCAGCAGGAACACGAGCGTAACGGTCAAATCGAAAATCAACAGCGTGAATTGCTAACGAAGGTCGATGATCTCGCCTCGCGAGGTTCGGAAATCTACGACGACTATCAGGAACTGGTAGTTGATGCAGGAATGCGCGGCGATTGGGAATTGACTCACACTACGTTCGAAGCGGCTGCAGAAGCAGAGCACGGCGAACGCATATTGTACGCACTGGCGAATGATCCGAAGGAAGCAAAACGCGTCAGCGAGCTTTCTCCCTTTCAACAGCTCCGGTACGTCGATCAGCAAAACGCCGAAATCTCTGCCAAGATCAAGCCGCGAACTAAGCCGGGAGCTACGCCGCCTGCTCAAACCCGAACACGCGGTGGAAATTCCAGCACGCGAATTAGCCCTTCCACGGACAATCTCGACGATTTCGAGAAAGCCTGGGAGGCAGAAGGCAAGGGCAAGCGTTAATTGTGCCGAGAGGGGGATCCCGACCGGCTTTCTTGAGCGAGAAGGGATCTCCCGATGGGTACCGTAACAGTAGAACAACAGAAGCTCGTTCTGAATGCCTTTGCGATGGTATTGCAGAACAATCTCGTCACAGCCGATGTCGTTACTTGGAATGAGTATGACGGCGAGATGGACGATCGCAACGGCCTGCAGGTACTTGAGCAGGTAACGCCGCGCTACAACATCACGCGCACGACCAATGGCGTCAAAGATCTCACGGCCGGCACGGACGGCACGGTTTTTGGCTCCGAGCTGTTCGCAGTGACGGGCACGTTCAATGCCAACATGGGTTGGGGCGATTTCGTCAAAATTCAGTCGATCGGCGATGCTCGCGAGAGCAAAGCGCTTTTGGGCGCCGCTACGTCAATGGCCGAAAAGATCGATGCCTATGTACTCGGCATCGCAACTTTGGCGTCGAACAACTGGACTGGCACGCCGGGCAACTCGATCGCAGCGTGGACGGACGCAGTTGCAGGTTACACGCGCCTCAAGGAAGAAGGGGTGGACGATAATGATCTATCCTACGTCCTGAACTATACCGACAAACAGCTTCTGGGCGCTCAGGTTGTCGGGCTACCGGGCGCTACGCCCATGCCTTCGACGGCGTTTCGCCAAGGCTTTTCGGGTGAACTCAACGGCATCAGGACGTTGTTTACGCAGCAGCTTCCGGTCATTGCTACGGGTAGTCGTCCCGCGACCACGGTCGCTATCAACGGCGCAGCGCAGAACGTCGATTACGCGACCGTAGCCAAAGCAGGATCGACAAACGGCCTACGTCTGACGCAGAATCTCATTGTTGATGCGATGGGTGCGGCGGCGACGGCGGCGGTCGGCGATGTTTTCACGATCGCCAATGTGTTTGCGTACGACAATCGCAAGCAGGCTCTTGTCAATCCAGCTCGATTGCAGCAGTTCACCGTCGTTACGGCGGCAACGGCTGATGGTGCAGGGAATGCCACGCTTCGGATTTTCCCGGCAATGATTGTTCCGGGTTCGGGTGCAGGCGATAATATCAATATCAATACCGCCCATGCGACCGTGAATGTCGCAGCAGCGGACAACGCTCTTCTGACATTCGTAGGCGCGGCAAGCACGCAATATGGCCCACGCTTGGTCATTCAGAAGGAAGCAATCGTCGTCAACACGGTGCCGCTCATCCTTCCGGCTTCTGACACCTCCATGCGCCGCAAACTGTCCAAGATCCCGCTGACTGTTCGTATGTGGCAGCACAGCGATTTCTACACCGGCCAGCATGGTGTCCGGTTCGACGTTGCACTTGACGCTAACATCCGCGAGCGTCGCCGCCTGACGCGCGTTAACGGTGGCCCGTAATCTTAAAAGGATACCAAATGTTTTTGCCTACTATTTCCTCGCTTACGATATCGCCGGCAACTGGGCCGGTTTCGGGAACGCTTTCTTTAAGTGGGATTAACCGAAACAATTCAGTAGTTCGAGTAGAATCAATAAAAAGTGCCCGTGTTACATTAAGTTTTCGAGGAAGTGGGGTATCTTTAGATGTTAATGCGGAAGGCGCAGAAATATTCCGCATTCCAGTAGCCGCTACGGATATCGATCTTTATGTCTCCGGGCCTTATACTGCGATCGGAAGTATATCAGTAGGCGAAAATGTCTGAACAAGGTCGCGTTAGCCTAGTCTCCGGGCGATGATGCGCGATAGGGCTCACTCGATTCACCCGCGTCGGGTGGGCCCTTAATTCTTAGCCGGGACGGGAATTTCCGATGGCTATCAATCCGGCTGTAAGTCAATATTTCACTCGGGCTTTCTGGCAAAATCCAGCCGTTGTCGATGTCGATATCAAGCAAGCAAACCCAAATGACAACAGCACAGTCGGCAAAGCGCTCGGTGTTTGGATTTTGGGCAATACCGCAGCGGGTGGCGGGAGTGCCGCCTCAATCGCGGATGGTGCAGATGTAGCCGAAGGCGCAACGACAGCGACGGCATATTCTGACACGACAGGTGCAGCGGCAGGAACTGTCGTCGGCTTGCTCAAAGGTTGGTACAAGCTGCTGGCGAACATGTTTCGCTTCAATGGTTATGGCAGTCTTATTGTCAGCACAGACGCCACAACGTCTTTCACGGATTCCTTTGATGGAGGCGTCGTAGACGTTACAAACACTTGGACGACGCAAGCCGTAACCGGTACAGTGACACAAGCGGCGGGTAAGCTCACGCTTTCGTCCAGCACAACGGCATCAGCTTATGCGGCGATCTTTTCAAAAAACGCATTCCCGCCATCGTCTGTCTCTCCGCAGATACTCGGGTTCACGATACAGCTTGAATCACCAGTATTGCCAAACCTACGCAGATTTTGGGGTATGGGGACAGTTCCAGCGACGCCCACGACGGCTATTCCCATCACTGACGGCTTTGGCTTCGAATTAACGGAAGCTGGTGTATTTCGAGCGGTTATTTACGCATCAAGCACAGTTGTTGCCTCGGCCAACTTGACGGCACCTGCAGATGCAAATCCTCATAATTACGGGCTATTATTCCGCGCAGATAGTTTCTTTTTCTATGTCGATAACTATACGACGCCTGTTGCGGTCATACCTTTTGTACAACCTAACCAAGTCACACTGCCTGTAGCGCTTGTATCGGTTAATGGAGCTACGCCGCCTGCAGCCGGACAGTCGTTCATTCTATCTGTAGTTGCTTTGGGTGACTTCGGCAAAAATACCAATCAGATCTCAGATGGACTCTTTCCATGGCGTAAAGCCACTGTGAAGCCGGCTTCAACTGCAGCTTTGGCGACGGATTTGCCTCTTGTTGTTGCGCTTTCACCCAACAATGGCCTTACAGGCATGACACCGGGCGTATCAGCGACAGCCTTGGGTAAAGCGGAAGATGCAGTTTCGGCCTCGGGAGATACTGGTGTTTTCTGCCTGAATGTCAGACGCGATACGCTCACGGTTTCAGCCTCGGCAAATGGCGACTATAATGAAACTGCTGTCGATCAATATGGCTCGATGCAGGTTCGAAGCTATGAAAAACAGGCTCGGACTTATTCCGCTTCGGCTAATATCACGCTTGCAGCAGCGGCGACGGATATCGCAATTCTCCCCGGCAGCGCCACTACGACTGTATACGTAACGAAAATCACAATTTCGGGTATTCAGACGACAGGCGGCGAAGCGGATGTTGTTTTGATTAAGCGAAGTGCCGCTAATACTGTCGGCACGTCCACCGCAATGACCGTGATCCCTCATGATGCCAATGACGCTGCAGGAACTGCTGCACCTTTGTCGTATACAGCTAATCCGACACCGGGCGCTGCAGTTGGCAATGTCCGACGCGCTTATGTCCCTGTCGGAGCTACAACGGGTTCGGGATCACCAGTGATATTTGATTTTGGGGATAAAGGACGCCCCATCATCCTGCGTGGCATTGCTCAAGGTTTGGCAATTAATCTTAATGGTGCCACACTCACAGGAGGTGTGCTAGACGTGTCTTTTGAATGGTTTGAAATCTAGGAGGCGAATATGGATTATACACATCAGCATTGGCCGGCGTATCGCTATGGTCCTGATGGTGCAGCCGAGATTTTCGAGCAGGAATCAGACGTACCGGCAGGCTGGACGGATCATCCCTCCAAGGTCGGCGAAGCAAAACCCGCTCCAAAACTTGCGCCGGCTCTAAAGGTTGCTGAGGATGTTCCTCTGGCCAAAAAGCGCGGCAGGCCAGCTAAGAAAGCTGCACTCGACCTATAATTTTGAGGTGCCTCTGTGACCTTGATTTCCTCCATTGTGCAGGACGCATATCGAGAGAATAATATTCTCCCGCTGGCTGCTGCCCCGAATGCAAATCAGAACATAGAGGCACTTCGACTTTATAATGCACTTTTGAGCAGCCTGTATGGGACAGATGTCGGCGAAACCCTATCAGACTGGCCGCTCGGGGATTTTGGGCGGGATCCTGCGCCTGGATATGTTCCGATCGCATCATTGCAGTACCTGCATTACCCGCCAATCAATTCGCGGCTGATTGCCGTAAATGAAGCGGCAATATCGATTGATCTCACACTACGACCGCAAGATGGTGCCCGCTATGCCATTCTCGATCCTTTTGGACGTCTGGCAGCTTTCCCCGTGACGCTCAATGGCAATGGCCGTACGATTGCAGGGTCGCCGACGATCATACTCAATACCAACGGATTGGCACGTGAGTGGCTGTATCGAGCCGATCAGAGCAATTGGGTACAGCTCACAGATCTTGCCTTGACGGACGAAAATCCGTTCCCCCAAGAATTTGATCAGATGTTTACGATCCTCTTGGCTGTACGACTTAATCCGCGATACGGTCGTGAACTCTCGGATTTATCGACGTCGATCCTCCGTACAGGCCGCACAACCTTCATAGCGCGATATATCAATTCGCAGCCGCTTTGGGTTGACGACAGCATCTCATGGCCTTTCATGAGCCGCCAAGGCTATGGGCAGGAGCGCAGCTTCACGTCGAACAATGGATTTAATCAAGGTCGCCCTTATGGTTGATCTCCCGCTCGGCCGCGCGGACTATCATCGATCCGTCGCCAAGGAAGCACGGATCCAAACCCGCAACAGGTATTTCGAGCAAAACCCTGTTCTTACAGACGGCAACTCTGCCTTGATTGCCCGTCCAGCACTCAGGCGCTGGATCTATGTCGGCGAAGGGCCAATTCGAGCCGTCTACTCCCAATCCGGCGATTTCAGCGAAGCTGCCTTCGTTGTCAGCGGGAATGAATGGTATCGTGTGGATACTGACGGGACCGCGACGCTACTCCAAGGCGGTCTACAGTCCGGCAGTGCGATCAGTATGGCCGCAACCGGATTCATCGGCACGACGCCCGAATATCTATTCATGAGCGATGGTCGAAATTTATACCTCTATATCGAGGATAGTTACGCCACGGGATTTATCAGCGGATCTCCTGCGAATAACGATGTCATCGAAATTGGCGGAACATATTATAAATTTACGACTGCCAGCGTGGACGCGGGGAGCCCTGCAGGAACCTCGGCAAATCCATGGTTAGTCGCTCTGGGCATTAGTAGCACGATTGCATGGTCGAATTTTTCCAGCGCCTTGAGCGCTACAGGTACGGCAGGCACGACATATAGCACAGTGCTTGTCGTCAATCCGAGCGTGCAAGTGATCGCGACAGATACGACCTCTGTACGCGTGCGAGCAGATATCAACGGAACCTTAGGGAATGCGATCACTACGACGGAGACGGGAGCTGGCATAGCATGGCTTGCGGGCACGTTGACAGGCGGAGGTGGGCCCCAAGTAACGCAGGTAGAGACGCCCGACGATGTAGGCGTTATTTCATTAGGATATATCGCATCTTACGTCGTCGTCGTCCCAGCTCAGGGTGCTGGTATTAACGGGCGTTTTTATTGGATCCAGCCCGGTGAAACGACGATCGATGCATTGGATTTCGCCACAGCGGAGCGTGCACCGGATCCTATTTTTGGCGTTGTCGTGTTTGGCGATCAGTTTTGGCTACCGGGATCGACGACAACAGAGGTATGGTATTTTACGGGCAATATCGATGCGCCTGTACAGAGGCTCCAAGGCGTTACATTTGATCGAGGTACTTGGGAAGGTACAGCTATTCAAGTAAAAGAAAGCATGATGATTGTTGATAGCGACGGCGGCGTATTCCAGATTGCAGGAGGTCTCACGAGAGTGAGTAATCCCGCAATTGAAGAACGCATTCGTAAAGCAATCCAATATCAAGCCTCTAGAACTGCTTAAAGGAAATACTTATGGCTATCGAACATTGCGACAATTTTTCCATTTATGGCGGAGATTCTTACGTCAATAATTTACTTAACGGGGTTTATGCAGAGGCGTTCATTCCGAACGACACCTTGGATTTGGCTAATGACCCCGATGGATTGAGTTCCGGTCAAGTGCTGCGGTTAGCAGGAGGCTCGAATGCAGCATATTTACGCTACGTCATGGCGTCCTCCCAAACTACTTTTGGACAGGCATGTCGTATTTGGTTATCCCAAATCCCGAACAATTCGAGTGCAGTTGTAGGTGTATTCAATGTCAGAGACGGTTCGAATAATGTAATTGTTCGAGCTCAATTCAATACAGTAGGCGGCATCGACGTATATAACGGTGCGGGAACCAAATTAGGCGGATCCAGTGGACCTGCAGTCACCGCGAATGCATGGTGGCATATCGAAAGCAAAGTCATTATCAATGGCGCATCGGGTTCGGTGGAAATTAGAGTAGAAGGCGCTACAGTAGTATCTTTAACCGGGATAAATCTTGGAACCGCCCCGATTGCTCAATGCGCTTTATTTAATGTGAATAATGGAGGAGGTCCATCTTATACAAAAGATCTTGTATGGTGGAATGGAAGCGGATCACATAACACAGATTTCTTGGGATCTGTTATTGTCGCCATGCTTTCCCCCAGTGCGGATGTCGCCTTGAATTGGACGCCGACAGGAGGTTCGACGGGCGCGGGCATTCTAGATAATATCCCGCCCCAAGATGGTGTGCAGTATCTCACGGCTCTAAATCCTCCGCCTGCCGCGTATGTTTGCACCCTTACAGATCTGGTGGCAGATGTTACGTCGGTTAAGTGTATTATGACGATGGTGCGCGCTCAAAAAACCGATGGCGGGGACGCCAGTTTGCAGATTGGAGTTATTTCGGATCCGTCTGGAACTCCTGCAACCGTCTTGGGCGCCAACCGGCCTATTACAGTCGCTCAAACCTATTGGAGAGACGTGTTTGAGGTCGATCCAAAAACCTCGGCTCCGTGGCTTCCTAGCGCCGTCAACGCAGCGCAATTAAAAATGAATCGGACAACCTAAGATGGCTATCGCTGTCGGAATCAATTCCGATCAAGGACAAACACTTGTAACCTATCGATCCATCGCGGGAGGGGATCGAGCAAGTCAACTTTTTGCTTTGGCCCCATATAACGTCCCGTCTCAAAGTATGAGAACTGTGCAAGCAGCATTTTCACTCCCTTTGAGTATCGATGCACCTGTTCGGGCAACACAAGCTCAAGTGCTCGCGGTTGTTAAAGGTCGAGTGGCGAATCCTCAAATTCGCGTTTTTACCTTCACCTTAGACGAACATGATTATTACGGTATCCGATTAGGGGATACAGGCACAATCTTATACGACACTTATTCCCAGCAATGGGTAGAGTGGACAAGTGAGACTGACAATTTTTGGCGGGTTAACTGTGCGATCAATTGGGTGGGCGCGCAAAAACTCGCATTCACTTTGGGTGCAGGCACAGATATTCTGGTAGGTGATGATACATGGGGTTTGCTGTATTTGCTAGATCCTACTCAAGCCTATGATGATCATCCAAATTATCTCAACCCCTCGCAACAAATACCGTTTCCACGGATTGTTATGACCCAAACGACTGTGCAAGGCCGCGAAAATGTCCCGTGCTATGTGATTTTTCTAGATACTGATAATTACGGGCTATCCGTCACGGACTTCGTGCCCAATGTCGAGTTGGAATTTTCCGACGATCAAGGACAGACTTTCATTTCTGCTGGATCAATTACAGATCAACCTAATACGTCGGACTTGGATTATCGTTGGTATTCACTCGGCCAAATGTCGTCCCCAGGTAGGCTTTTCCGTATCACGGATAATGGCTTATTGACGCGAATAGATGCCATGCAGATGAACGATGGCTGATAATACTGAAATCAATCCGCTTCCGAGTGCTCAAAAGCTCGTCAATTCAGACGGTACGCCTACGCTTTTTTTCATGCGTTGGGCGCAAGAGCGGTCTATTGATATTTCGGGTAATATCTCAGCCGCTCAAGCTCAACAGCTTATCGATGATACTTTAGCAGCACTCCATGTCATCGCAGGTACGGGATTAACTGGAGGCGGAACACTTTCTGCAGACGTTACACTAGATCTCTCCAATACAGCAGTTACACCCGGCAACTATACAAACACGGATTTGACCGTGGACGCACAGGGTCGGGTTACAGCAGCCGCGAATGGCTCGGGCGGAGGCGGAGGTCAATCAAGTGAAGCAACCTGGAATTTACCGGATTTAACAGGGTTTACTTGGATAAACCAAGGCCCGGCTTCAATTTCTACAGACGGGCACGGATCTGTATTCAACGCGCCGCAAACAAGTAGTAGTTTCCGTATCTTAAAACAGGCTCGGCCTGTAGGAAATTTTGACATTTATTGCAGACTCGATGAATTGCAAGGTCAAGACGGTGATTTCGGTTCGGGAATTTATATAGGGGATAGTGTATCCGGCAAATTTATTCATTGGTCGATTGATACTACTAGCCCAATTACTGTATATTTACAGTCAATGAACTCCCCTACAAGTTTTAATGGTAATCCAATAGGTCCAGCTAATTTTATGACGCCTCCGAAATGGCTGCGTGTAAATGTTACAGGAACTGTTGCGACATGCTATGCGAGTGTAAATGGTATCGACTGGATATCATACGGATCTTACAATTTTAGCGCTTTCGTAACGCCCGATAGTATAGGCGTGACTGTTAATGCCCATAGTGTTTCCAGACTTACCCGGTTTTTACATTTTGGAACGGTTGCGCCAATATGGTAAAGCGGCATTGACACTTCCAAAAATTCAGCATACTCCCTGTAATTGATCTCGCCGCCTCTGTGCGCCTAACAGACCAACCCCGCCGGGATCTTAAGGGGTAATCTGGACATTCGGGGCAATGCACGGGGCGCAATCCATTATCAAGGCGATAGACGAAAGTCCTCTTAACCGGGGGCTCGAAGGCGCTGCTTGGCTGGCATCCCCTGGTAATATCCCTATCGTTTCAGGTGATGATATCGCGCTATTCGATGATGAAGGCGACGACATTTATCAGGTCCATTTCCTCTACTCGTCTACAGGTAAAAAGGCTGTAGCGGCGGGTAAGGAAGCATTTCGCACTATGTTCGAAGCACATAACGCAGAACTGATTTTCGGCCTTGTACCGGCTGCATTACGCTATGCGTCGTTTCACGCCCGGTTCGTTGGAGGTAAATTCGTCGGAGTTCGCGAAACTCCGTTCGGGCCTTGCGAACTGTACGTACTCTCTAAAGATATGTGGAAAGGCCGCACAGTATGTCGTTCTTAAAGCCAAAGGCGGCGACGTCATCTAGTGGAAATGTTAACAATAGCCTGATCTCAGGAGATTATGCTGGACAGATCCAACAAGGTACAGGCGCGACTAATTTCTTATCTCAACTTTTGGGCGTCACCCCTAGTAGTGTTTCGGGTGCGGCAAACACAGTTGGCAATGCCGCAAATGGTGTAGCGGCAGCAGGCGGCGCGCAGCAAGGCTATCAGAACTATTTGCAGCAGGCGGGATATCAGCCCGCAATGACTGCCTTGTCCCGGAATATCACAGGTCAAGGCGCGGCATCGGGATTGCTCAATTCAGGTAGCACCGCTAAGTCTTTGCAGACTCAGGGCGCGAACCTCAACAATTCCTATTTCAATAATTATCTGCAACAGCTCTCGGGCCTTTCGGGCCTCGGCACCCAAGCGGGTGGCCTTGTTGCAAATACCGGTCAAACATCCAATAGCCAAGGGGGTGGGCCTTCTACTTTCGGAACGATTGCTTCGACGATCGGGGGCATTGCCAGTATTTTCTCTGATCGCAGGCTCAAAACGGATATCATCAAAATCGGCGAATATTCTGACGGGTTAGGCCGCTACACCTATCGCTATCTCGCCCGAGGCACTAAACGCTTCGAAGGCGTAATGGCCGACGAAATTCGAAAGCTGCGTCCATGGGCTCTGGGGCCGAAAGTAGCCGGCTTTGATACCGTTAATTATGGGGCGCTATGATGGCAAGCAACCCGATTTCCATTCTCAACGGTTGGCAACCTAATAATTTTGCACAGCCGGCAAATGCTTTGCAGGGCCTCTCAAACTATGCATCGGCGCCAGTTAGCGATATGTCGGGCTATGTACCGCCAGATCCTACGCAGGGACCGGCCGGTATTGGAGCCCTTGTATCGCCGGCTCAACAGCAAAATATCCTGCAACAGCTTCAAGCCCAGCAAGGGCAAATGCAGCCTACGCCCGATCAACAAGCGATGCCACAATATCAGACACAGCCTCCTCAACAGCAAGCGGCACCGATCAACCCGCTGCAACAGGCTGGAATGCCGCAAGGCCAATTGCCCGATCAAGCCGCGCCTGGAGGCAATACACCACGTAAACGCCTTTCTGCGTTGGACGTGATTGGGCGATTGTCCGACGTATTTGCGAAAGTCGGAGGTGCGCCAGAGCAGTATCAGCCGTATCTCGATAACCGTGTTAAAACGGCACAAGAGCAGGAAGCATCTGGCCTCGATAATACTGCGAAGCGTGGGGACATCGCGCAGACAGAAGCTGCAACCTCAACCGCTCATAATGCTTTGTTAGGGCAGGCATTCCGAGGGCTCAAAGCTATTCAAACGGCAGGAGGTAATCTCCAAGTCGCATGGCCGGCCATGGCTCAACAGCTCGGAATAGGTCATGCAGAAGCCGCCCAGATCGGCGCCCAGCTTGCTCAAGATCCTAATGCACTCGATGGGTATATTGCAGCAACAGACGTTGCAAAAGGTGGCGAAAGCAAATACGGCCAGCAGCTTTTTTACACGACGGACGGAAATGGGGTTCGGCACGCTTATCAAACGAACTCCGCTGGTGGCGTCCAAGAGGTTCAATTCGGTCCCGGCGAGCATCCGGCTGATAGTCTTATGGATGTGGATACCGGCGACAGGCGCGTATTGACGAGCAAAACGACAGGCAATGTCATTCGCAGCTTTGTTAAATCCGGTGCACCCGAAGCTGGATACCAAGCCCGCGTGGACGATGCTGGACACGTCACGAGCTACACGCCTGTCCCCGGCTCCAAAGCTGCGATCACAAATGCCGAAGCGGTTCAAAAACAGCAGGAGGCGGCGAGTTCAGGAAGAAATGCCTATTCCAAAGCACGCAGCGGCCTCGTCAATCTCGTAAGCAGCATGGATGATATCGCAAATGATCCCGGCTTGTCTTCTGCGACAGGTGCGAGTGGCGTTCTGACGCGACACCTTCCTGCAGGCGTAGGTGGCGGCGACACGCAACGCATTTTGGGCAAGATCGAGGCGCTAAAGGGTAAAGCAATTCCGTCTGCGCTTAACACGATGCGAGACGTCAACGGCAAGCTCGGATTCCGACCTTCTCAAGTCGAAATCTTGGGAGATGCCAAGGGTTTGCTAGGTGCGGTGGACAATACAGGACAATCGCGGGCGGATTACGTTAAATCATTGAATACAAACAAACAACTCATCCTCAAGCAGATTGAAGCCCTCGATGCAGATGCTCAACGCAACGGGTATATCGAGAAACCGGCACAACGTGCGCCCGTTCCAAATGCACGGCCTGTCACTCCTAAAGCCCCTGCGGGCTGGAAAATATCGGTAGTTGGCTAATGCCTAAATACAATATCCAAACCCCCGACGGCAAAACTCTTATCTATGATGTTCCGGCCGGCGTGACGGCGGCGCAAGCGCTCGCTCATGCTCAGCAATCTTATGGCGCAAAACCGACTATTCCAACCTCGACACGCCAACAAGGTATCCAGGCTGCAGCCAAATCCGCAGTAGCGGCCAAAGCGCCAACGTCAACAGTCGGTGGATCGCTATGGCGTGGCCTTCAAGATGGCATACCCGGAATCAACTATCTGGCAGCGGCGGCGAATTATGCGCCCGGCTTAATTGATAAGGTTGCGGGGACGCATTTGGACGCCAATCCGGGCATGAGTTTTGCCGATCGCGAACGTGCTTTAGCCGCAAATCGAAATACCCAAGAAGATGTAGACAGGGCTCAAAATCCCGTTTCGCATTATATCGGTGAAGGTGCGGGCTTGCTACTCGGAGGGGCTGGCGAAGCGAAAGCTGGGGGATTGGCGGCGAGCAAACTCGCTTCCTCGGGCATTGGAGCAGTTTCGAAAGTCGGAAACATCCTGCAAGAGCTAGGCACATTCAAAAAAGGTCAACGCCTCCTCAATACCGGCAAAGCCGCTTTGATTGGGGCGGGCTCAGGCGCACTTCAAGGGGCTGGCGATGCAGATCCGTCCAATATTCTTAGCGGAGCGGCCAAAGGTGCAGCCGTCGGCGCAGTTGCGGCTCCGATTCTTGGAGGCGCAGCCAAAACCCTCGCGGGTGCAGCCGGTAAGGCAGTTCGAGCGGTTGCGCGGACCAATGGCAGTAATCTACCAAAAGCGCTCCAAGAGGTCATAACCGAGCATCCCGATTTAATCGCAGGACGCCAAGCAGGTATTCAAGCGCAAACAGGAGCACCTGTTCCAATTGTCGCCGCACTCAATCCGACAGATTTTGCCAATGTCACGGATAAAGTCGTGTCTCGATCCCCCGAAGCCTTGGCGGCGGCCAAAGGGCAGACAGGTCAATATGTGCGCGGCTTCATGGACCGGATGCTCGGTCATGTGAATAACGCCGGCAAAGCGTCGGACGTCGGACCTCAAGGCGCTTTGCAGACGACCGTAGGCGACCTGTCACAAATGCGCCAAGATACCGCCGACAGCCTTATGAATCCTATTCGAGACAAGATTGTCGATCTTTCTCAGCTTCCTGTCAGTGGCCTCGAAAAGAGCATGGTAAGGGGCGTTGGTAGCCGGATTACCGGCTTAGCTCCCAAGCTCAATGCAGCGCTTAAAGATATCAAGCCCGACGATCTTGCCGGTGAGGGAATTTCTCCCGGTGATATGGATAATGCGCGTGTCGTGCTTTCCAAATGGGGCATGAAAGACCCGGTTCCTGTAACAATCGGTGAACTGGATAGTCTACGCCGTACGCTTTCTGCAGCAGGAGATGCAGTCTATAATTCCAATCCTTCTAATGGGTTGGCAATGAAAAATGCCGCCAAAACAGTATCGAATTTCGCGAGCAATCAAACGAACGGCGCTTATGGAAACATGGTCGATACCTTCGCCGGTCACTCTCGGATGCTGGAAGGCTTTAACGCTGCAGCGAACGGGCAAATTCCTGATGCTATCGAGGATGCAGGCTTACGGACGAATGTAAATTCCCGCGAGGGTAAAATAGGCATGGCAGCGGGAGAATTGTTCCGCCAGCGCAATGCCGTCAGTTCATCGCCATCTTCAGCAATCAATGCAGCTCGCGGATATGCAGCCGAAGGCGGATTGACACGGCCAGCATCTATACAAGCGGGAGCCGCTACGCCCGGCACCGTGACAACAAACCTCGGGGATGCCAGCGCAGCAGGCTTGGCGAACGCATCTCAGGGCGAAACGCAAGTGCTCGACCGGATGTTGGATACGAACAAACTGCCCGCGCAGCCGACAGATGATAGCGCAGGCATTCTCTCGCCAGAAACTCTCGCGCATATCGCACTGGCAACACATGCCGGCCCTGTAGCGAAACTCAATCTTGTGCGGCGTATGATGGGATCGATCGGGTCACTCAACCCGCAAGTGGCGTCCAATATCGCAGATAAGCTCTACAGTTCTAATCCTGCTGATATTGACGCCGCTATGCGAGCCCTGCAGCGCACAGGCATGACGAAGCAAGCTATTCAGACGCTTGTCGGCGATACAGGTGCAGCAACAGCTACAGGAACGGCCCAAGGCGTTGTTCGACAAACCGATGCGCCTGCAGCGCCCGGGGATCCAAATACGGTCCAAGGGTCGGAAATACCCGCCGAACCTGCCGCTGGCGATTCCGCAGCGCCCGTAAGCGTCACATCGGGAATGCAGGCGGACCCTAATGGCTATGCATATCCGGCTGATTATCAGCCTGGAACGTCGGTCGATCCCGATACCAGTCCGTACATGAAACAACTTTCGGATATTTATACGAATGCAGATCCGCAATTCTTGAATCTTGCCGAACGCCTCCAAAAACAGGAAAGCGGGGGTAAGCAATTTGGCAAAGATGGCGCACCATTGAAATCAAAAGCGGGTGCCGTTGGCCTCATGCAGCTCATGCCGGACACGGCTGCTGATACTGCGCGATCAGCCGGACTACCATATGACGATAACGCCCTACACTATGATCCAACATATAATAAATTGATCGGCGTTAAAACCATTGAAGGACTATTGCATAGATATAATGGAGACACAGTAAAAGCTGCTGCTGCATATAATGCCGGCCCAAGAGCTGTAGATGCGAATACTGATCAAAACGGCAATCTCAATATTTTGGGACTGCCTGCTGAAACTCAAAACTATGTGAAAGCGGTAACGTAATGCTTGATCTTTTGCGGGCTATTCCTGTTGCGTTCGTTACCGCCTGTATTACTTGGCTGGGTAGCGTGTGGGTGCAACGCCAAAAGAAAATAAAAGCTGAGAATGATCAAGACGATCGATTGGAAATCCATCGCGACGAACTCACGTTTGAACTCCTACAAAACGCTAGGGCAGAAATAGGGTCCGCCCGCACAGAGGTAGAGAGTTTACGTGAAGAAGTTCGAATGCTCCGCTCGATAGAGCAGCGCTTCTATCATTTCGAGCAGTCCCTCGATCATCTGGAAGCTATTCTCATAGCGGACACCCCCGAAACGCGTAATATCGCAGAGCGTAATGCTCGCGCTTTCCTAAATCGGATGCGTAGGCTAAATGAAGCCAAAGGGACGATTGCTAACGAGGTGCAAATCCGAGCGTCAGAGCAGGAATTAAAATCCCGAGTGCTCGACATTAATTTAATAGGGGCAAAAGATGTTGAACCGGATTAAAATTTGGCTGGATGCTCGGCTCATTCCGCAATGGCGGGTGTGGTGGAAACTATGGAGTATGAGGTTTGCAGCCGTTTTTGCAGTTCTCATGACGTATCTGACGGTGGCACCATCTGCATTTTCTGACGCCGTTAGCTACTTTCCACCATGGCTTCGCGATAGTTTGCCTGTTTGGGTAGGTCCGGCTACGCTTGGATTTCTGTTCCTCGTGAGATTTTGGAATCAAACCCACGTTCCAAAACCCGAAGTGCCAGCTCCCCAGAAGGTTGACGACAATGGCTGATCCTATCCAGCCTATGCCCAAACCGCCGATGACGACTAAACAAAAAGTCGCAGTCGGCGGGGGTGTATCAGCATCGATCTTAGCACTGTCACTTGCTGTAGCGGGATTGAAGCCAGACGAAGGTAAGCGCAACATCACATATCTCGATCTCGCAAACCTTCCGACATATTGTTACGGGCATCTCGATCGGGCTGCGATGGTCGGGGGATATCACAATGACACGCAATGTGATGCGATTTTGAGTACCGACGTCGAAGCGAAGCTCAAAGCGGTGGAGAAATGCACGCCCGTTTTGGCGGATCGCCCCTATCAGATCGCCGCCGCTACGCGTTTGGCCTTTAATATCGGCCAAGGTGCTTATTGCAAATCCGGTACTGCACGAGCTTTCAATGCTGGAAATCTTAAACTTGGATGTCAGCGTTTTTCGGGCTGGGTAAAAGTGCAAGGGAAAACTGTTAAAGGCTTAGTAATGCGGCGCAATCGAGAGATTGAGCAGTGTATGAAAGGATTATGAGATGCCAATTTTCGATTGGCTAACAGGGAAGCTCGCGACATATGTATGCGGAGCCCTCTTGGCGACTAATCTTGTAGCGGGCGCCGGGCTTCTTATCACACGTCATACTCTATCTAATCGGACGGTTGATCTCGCGACAGAGAAAAAACTGCATCAAATCGACATTGATCATTGGCAGAGTGTCGTCGCTCAAGCGACTGCCGATGATGAAAAACATGCTGCGCAAGTCGCACAAGCGCAAGCTCAAATTGCAACGGAGACACAAAATGCGCTTAAAGCTCAAATTGCAGACGCTCGGGCTGTCGCTTCTAGCTGGCTGCGCGAGCACCCCGCCCCAGCCATTAAAAGTGGTAGCGGCACAGCGAATTTGCCCAAAACCCCCGGTTCCTCCGAAGGAATTGACGGATCCCCTCCCGCTGCCATCGTTCCTAGCTCCGATATCGAAGCCTGCGCACAAGACTATGTGATTGCAAACGGGTGGAAAGAATGGTGGGCTAAGGTACAGCCAACTATGGTCGATTCCTCACCTTAATCGTCGCCCCAAGTCCACATGCAGATATTACAGTCTTCTCGGGTTTTCCAGCCGTGTTTACAGACGGTCATAAGATATGCGCGACGCGCTTTTATCCCAACAATGAAAAGTAATACGATTACAACAACCCATAAAATGCAAGCGATGCGTTCAATAGGTGTCACAAATATTTCCTTCCATAATATGCGAGCAGTGCCGCTTCGGCCCGTCCATCGTCTTTTACGCGAACAAGCTGGGATATAAGAGCAGGAATAAGCCTACGAGCTTCTTCTCTACTCGCATTTTTGTCTGTACCCAAACCCATTTTGCGTTTCCATAGAGCGGGTGTAGGCCATTCGATCCGAGCTTTCGGAGCACGCGCTAATACAAGCGCATGGACGAACCCTAGGGTCTCCCCAAAATTGAAAGCTGATACGATGCCTTGCGCTGGCATCGTCCCGACGCTTTCAATCACGACAATATCTGGAGCGGCAAATTCGAGCGCGTTACCCCAAATCCTTGCCCATTCCGTCCATGCAGGAGGCTTGCCAGCAAGAGGCACGTCAAAGACATCACAAGCGCCTGCAGGCCATAGGATTGCGAGTGCGCCGGTTTTTCCAGGATCAATGCCCGCGATGATTGTCATAGTAGTTGGCGGGCTATATGGACTCCGCCAACTATTATTAGAAGTGTCATTCCAAATGCTGCGCAAGATAACATGAACCATCCTATGAAGAGATAGGGATCATATTTATTCATCACAGCCTCGTTTCGACACATCCTCATATTGTCCATCATATCGCGGACCAAGGAAAGTCAATCCAATGTAACTATTGTATGGATCCCAAATGACGCACTCCTCTTGTCGGACTTTATATAAACTCATGAGTTGTGCCACACCAATATAATGATCTTGCCCATCGTACTGTGATGTGACGTAGCCGGGTAATAGAACAAATTTCTTTCTCATCACCCTACCTCCCGATCTGCGGAGCTTACTCACTCCCCGCCTTCGCGCGCGCGACGGTGGAGATGGACGATAACCGTCGCATCCATCGGTGTTTTTGTTGGGAACATATGGCGGCAGTTCGGGCACGTGATGGACGATCCCATTCCTCGGCACGAGTTAGGCCCATATCCTGAAAGCCAGCAGCTCGCAGACTGATCCCAGGCTCATGCGGTAGAGTGTAAGTCCATGCCTCAAGCCAACCGAGCGCCTTAGCTGCCCGGCACAGCGAGCCGTAGAGCATTGAACAGCCGTTCTCCGCGCCATCTGTGGACACGCGCGAGATGACTATGCGACCAGTGCCCATCCAGACGCGCGCCGGGTGGCCGGCTATCGCAACGCCGCGAATACCGTCGTCGTCCCAGATCGATGCCGCGAACAGGCCGCCTTGAACGATAGGTAAATGACGATGCGTCAGACCTACCCACGCGACGGCGGCTTTTACGGTGATCGGGCGCAAGTGCATCACCCCACCTCCCGATCTGCGGAGCGCGCGAGGGCGGGAAGCGCAGCGAGGGCGGGAAGCGCAGCGAGCGGCAGATGCTTGAACCATTCGTCTCGGAAGGCGTGCCACGCCTCTTCCGGCTCCATATCGACGAAGTGTCCGTAGTTCTCCATGCACTCCTGATATTTGTCGCCATCACTCGTTTGGGCGAACACCCATCCTTCGCGGAAACCGGCGGTATAAGCATCTCGCCCAGCTTCGTCGGCAGGATCGAATACCGCGTTGTATTCCTCCGCTGTCGCCTCTCGCAAGTCCGCTGGCGGCGCGATGGTGGAGAGGATTGCGTCGGCATACACTCCATCGACCCAAATATGCTCGGCAACGAAGAATTCCGCTCTTTCATGGGGAGCGACGGCATCATCCGCAAAGCCTCTTGGGCCTCGCGTTTGGTCGCGAAACGAGCAGCGTGGTCTACGTCGCTGGTTCGGCCGCCGAGGGAATATCTCTCGGTCAGATAGAGCGATGGGGAACAGCGGCGCTCTATCAGCCAATGCGCCTCCCGCTCCACCTCGCTCGCCGGAGCCTTGGGGGATTGGGCTTGCAACGCGACGTTCTCGGCTATCGTCTCGCGGGTTGTTTTCTCATTCTGTCGGAGGTGGTGCATCGCGGTCCTGTAATTGGCGCGATCTGGTTGCCAGCCTTCGTCGGACAACGCCCGCTCCATCCAATCGGCGTGTGAGTGCCATGTGATGTGAGAGGTGTCGGCGGCGGCCTCCACGGGCTTCAGGGCGCGGATTGCGGTGGCAATATCCTCACCAGCCGCGATGAACGCGCTGAGGCTCTTCAAACCAGAATAAGCCGGCTCATTCGCTGCATAGGTCTCCGCCACCTTAGCAGCGGCCTCAACGCCTTCCGCGAAGCCGGACGCTTGCGCCTCGGGCTGCGGTGTTGGGGATGCGGCGATCATCGCCTTCCACATGCGCATGATCTCAGATTTAACCTGATATGGGAACATGTAGCCCTTAAAAGGCCAACCAACAGCCTTGCGCATCCCCTCAGTCGGCTCGATGGGCACGAGCGCATAGCCTTCGGGGATCGATACACCCATGGCCACAGGTTCGGGAGGTTGGACAGGGGGAGATGCTTTGCGGCGGTTCCATGAATCGACTTGGCGCGGATCATCGAGATTGACCGAAACCTTGCGCTCGTGTGCCCAGCATCCCGCCGTATCGCAATCACCGAAGAGATTGATCGCTTTACGGATCGACAGCGGAACTCCGCAGAAGGGGCAGTTCGCAAGCACAGCCTCCGCGCGGGTGGTTTCGTTGGTCATGAAAGCACCCCTTCGTTGCGACTAATCGCCATGAATTTCTCGATCTTAGCCTGCTTCATGAGGATCGAGATTTGCGTTGGCATGAACTCAGGCAACGCCTTTTCACCTTGCAGAATGCGGGCGACGGCGATCAAATCATCAAGCTCATCGGCGATGCGTTCGGCGTTGGTCTGATCTTGCCCAGCTTGGATCTCATCTAGGCCAAACCGAAGCGCCTTGCTGACACGCTGGCCGACCTCGCAGCACTCTTCGGCGAGGCAGGAAAGGAGGTGTTCGATCCGGTTCACGCCTTCACCTCCCGCGCCGAGGCGGCTTGATAAATAGCGCTCTGGATATCGCGACGGCCGAACAAATGATCTAGTAATACCGGCTCAACATGCCCAGAACTTCCGTGAACGATTTGAGAAGCAAGGGGTAGATAGCGTTCTGCAATTTCGAGAGAACGGCAAATGCAAATTATCTGGGGCTTGGCGGGTTTCAGCGCCCATACGACATAGAGCTTTAGATCGCCCCGATCGTTAAATTCTAATCCCTCTTCTCTTCGCGCTATTTCAGATTTCACAGCCTCC